TACTTGGTCTACAAGCTGGGTAACCTCTTTTTTCTCCTTTTTGACGGCCACAAGGTTTACCAGTTTTAACATCAACCCAATTTTCCTTAAACCAACGGTCTAAACCACCCTTAGTCTTAGTACTTGGTTTACTTTTTCTTCTTTGTGGCACGTTTTCTCTCCACTCTATAAGTTCCACCACGCTTTTTATATTCTCGGACTAACCAAGCATTAGCATAGGCAGAAGGATAAACAGCAAACTTACGTTTAGCTTCAGCTTTTACTCTAGCGTAAAGTGCTTTATTTACAGGTACATTCACTTCTCTTTTTACCTCCCTTTTTCTTCTTTTTTTTCTTTTTTGTTGTTGACATTCCGTAGGCCATAAGCAAAAAGGGTATCTTAGTATATTCTAAACGCAGTCTGTCCTAATGTCTCTGGTTTCGCCAAGTTAAATTGTTGCAAACATAAATAACCAAAAGCATCAAAAGCATGATCCACTCCCAAGTTCTTATTAGGCATGCCTGTGTTTGGAGCGTAAGTTAACGTCCTTAATGCTTTTATTAATTCTTTACATCGAGGATGTATAAATGTTCTCCTTTCACCATTCGCATCATACAAAGCTGTATTAACAGCAGTAATTTTATCTCTAATTTTCCAGGGAGATCTAGGACTCATAACTGTAAATCCATTCCTTCTTAAAATTGTATGGTCAGTGACACCAACACCACTGGTTTTTCTTGCACTTCCAGTAGGGTCTGGACACGCAATGACCCTTCGATCTACTCCATATCTTCTTATAACCTCCTCTGCAAAATCCCAAGTTGTTGCCCCACCCGTCAACATGATCTCATCAAAGACATAAAGACAGTCATTATGCTTTACAGCACAAATTCCTGCCATTGGATCTACGTTAAAATCCAGCCCAATTAACAAAGGCATTAAATGTAAATCAACAGATTCACTGGAAATATTCTCATCAGCAAAGCTAACAGCAACCAAACCAGTAAGATTTTCAAAACTGGCTTCAAATTCTTGTCTAAATGTTCTCCCATCTAATTGACCCCTAGCAGCTTCAACTTCTTCTTCTGCAACATTACCCCCCTCTATTGTTGTAAAACTCCATCTTTGCCAATCATCTCTATCGGTTTCACCACAAAAACACCACATATCATAAAACCAACTAGCAGTTCCATCTGGTGTGCTAATAAATAAAGCCCATCCCTGCTTATCCGCTAATGCTGGTCTTATAACTTCAGCCCATACATCTCTATCCATAAACGCTGCTTCATCTAAAACTACACCCGATAAACTTCTACCTCTTAAAGCCATTGCATTTTCTGTTCCTTTCAACTCAATAGTTGATCCGTTTATTAATTCTATTCTCAAATCTGTCTCATTTTTAGATTGCACCCAGATTTTAGGCACTAACCTCTTCAACTCCTTCCATGCAATATCTTTCGCCATTCGATATGTTGGTGCACAGTAAAAATATGTCTCCCCTGGTCGATTTATCGCTCCACGAAGTAGTTCTATGCAAGAAAGGTAGGATTTTCCAAACCTTCGCCCAGCTACAAGCACTCGAAATCTTTTATTACTATTGAAAACTTCGCCCTGGGCATACCTTAAACTTATTTCTGGTGCGGTTTTTACGGCCATATACTAAAAAATAACAAATTTTTCAACTAATACCCCCTATTTATAGCCTAAATTGACTTTTCTAGGTTATCATTCAATTATTAACCTTATTCTGATTGAGTCCGTGGCTGAATCATGCTTATCTGGTTTCGTTCCAGAAGATTTTAAACAAGAAGCACAAGTAAAAAAGAAAAGGCGTTCTAAATTTGCTGGTAATACACAAGAGCATATTCAATTTAGAAGTCAAAGATTGTATTCTCGTCAATTAGATGGGAAGACAACAAGGCAACTTGTTCTCGAACATGCAAAGATAGAAGGTATTTCAGAAACTTCCGCTTGGAGTGATTGGGGCAGGGTCAAGGTTTGGAATAATGAAGACTGGGAAAAAGATAGAGAAAATATGCTTCCTAGACTTCAAGCAATGAGAGTTAGATTATTTAACAAGGCGATATCAAAAGGACAATTACAAACAGCAGCACAAATACTCGATTCATTAGGCAAAGTTATTGGAGAGTCTGTAGAGACAGTCAATATTCAAGCACCTGAACTATCTATTAAAGTAGAACAAAAACAGTAGTAACTCTGTATTAGTAACGAAGATTACGAGAATATATTTAAGTTCCTCGGTAATCTATATATTAGTAACAAATGTTACAACACTACCCCCTATATGTATCATAGTGATGTCAGATATGATTACTTATGATGTCACAAATAATCATTTAATATGTCACTTGTAACATCACTATATGTATCATCTTTGTTGCACTCCTGATGTCACTCTGCTATAATTAATATATAAGTTACAGGAGGAATCCAACAACTAAAAAACTCACATAGGCAAAATCAGCAGGGGAGATAAAAACCCCATCTCAATGTGGTAGCACTTGCGTCAGGTACGCTCTTGCACTGGTACGAATTAAGGCTAGGCAGGAAATGAGCCAACACTGATTTATAAGACCAACCAATATAATTTCCTTTTATCCCTTGAGCTGATGTACTCAGAGACAAACAGGGATCTGAGCAGGCCTTAACTTCGGTTGGTCTTCTTCACTCCTTCCAAACTTTACTTCAGCGCACTGCGTCAGCTCAACAGATAAAAGGTATTTACTTTTTATCTATGTTCACTTATCCAAAAGTTACTTTTTAAAATCATGGCTTACGCTTATCAGGTTACCCAATACAACGGGATCGACTACACTACTATGACTCCAAATTGGAATCTAGTTGCAGAGCGCAGAACACAGAAACAAGCATTAGCAGTATGTCAAATGCTCAACAAAAGGCAGCCTTACTTTCACAGAGTCGAGGTAGTCAAAAATGTAGAATTACCAAAATTCACTGTTTTGAAGCCTGCAAGAAATCAACATCAGAATATTACTATTCCCGTTGATTTTAAAGTTATCAAGAGAAATCTATTCCAAAGATTATTAGGAGTGTTTTTCTAATGACTACGATTAAAAGATTAGGAGCAACTACTTTGCTCCTTTTTATTGCTGATCGTGAGGTATTTTATTCTTATGATACTCCAGTAGCAGCAAAGTTGAGTGATGGTCACTTAGTACGAACTAACGAAAATTTTAGCCGTACCACATCAAAACATATTACTCAATACTTAAACGGCAGGATTGCAGAGTATGTCGATCAATCATTCTTTACTCAGTTAATGGGCGGATCATGAAAAAGTATAAACTTATTCATTCCTGCTATTACACAGACTCAAACCCAGAGATCAAAACTTTTGATCTTTGGGATGAGCTTCAGGACTACATAACTGAAGAAGTTGAGAGGCGTGTTCAATTCAGAGTCGAACATTCTCCTTTTTCAATATCAGAAAAAGAACGAGAAAATATCGAGCAGGAAGAATACACGCTAGTCAAAATAGAGGAGCTTTAAGCTCCTTTTTTATTCACTTATCCTAAAAAAAATCATGCCAGTAATGAAAGCAAAAAAAGCTCAAATTAAACCTGAGGAGCTAATCGTGAATGAATTAATTGAAGCGATTGAATCAGGAAAAGGTAAAAATTTATGGCGCAAAGAATGGTCAGTTAAAGGCGGTTTCAGAAACGTCTTGACAGGCCATGAGTATCAGGGTTCTAATCCTGCTCTGTTATGTTTACAGAGTTCGATTAGAGGTTGGCATTTACCTTTATTTATAGGAGCAGGTCAGGCACGTTCCATAAATTGTTTACCAAAGAAGGGTTCAAAGTCTGCTCGAATTTTACAACCACTTTTGAGAGAATTTGAAACTAAAGAACTTGATGAGAATGGGGACGTTAAAAAAGGTCAGTATATGAGCTATAAATGCGTTCCAATATTTAATGTTCAGGACATTCGTGGATTAGATGATGAAGCATCAAAAAAATTAGAAAAGCTAATTGATGATGCGGTTCTAACTTCAAAGCCTAGAGATTTAGATGTGAGAGTTAAAGAAGCTCATGATCGTTTATTCCAATGGGAAAAAGAAGTTACCACTATCAAAGGTGGAGATCGTGCATACTATCGTGAATCAAGTGATGAAATAGTCGTTCCAAAACGCTATAACTTCAAAAATGACGAATCTTATTTATGTACATACGCCCACGAATGTATTCATAGTACAAAGCATAAATCAAGATTAAATAGAAACAATCTTTCTTATGCAAATGAGGAATTAGTCGCTGAGTTAGGTGCATATATCGTATGCAACCGACTACAGATTTCTAATTTAGACACAATGAATCATGCCGCTTATTTAGAAAGTTGGTGTCCAATGCTTAGAAAAGATCCAAAGATCTTATTTAAGTCATTAGCTAATGCTAGTAAAGCTGCTGAGCTTGTAATTGGTGAGCAATAAGCTCACCTTTTCTTTTATTTATTATTATGACTAACAAAAAAATAACCGACCCTGAAATAATTAAAGCGGGTGAGGATTTGAATAGAATGTCTAATTTATCAAATAGGGTCATATCAAATGATGAAGACTTGTTTGAAGAATTAGGAACGATCCAAAGAAAACTTTGTGAAGTGTCTGCTATTAAAGCGGGTTTTTTACAGAGATATGAGGATATTATCGAAGAACAGTATAATCTTGAAACTAAATTAGCAGTGATGCAAAATGAAATGCTCCATTCGTTTGAGTTGGTTAAAAGATATTATAAGACAAAGAAAAAGGGCTTTAAGTAGCCCTTTTATTTTGCTCAGTTTTTATTTGACATCTTGTGAGGATGAGAAATTCATATAATTTTTTATCAGGAATTTTTAAAGCTTTAGTTGTTAAATCGTCCCAATCTTCAGAGGACAACTTATCAAGATTGTAAGGGTCGTAGTTCATTTGTTGAATTGAAAGAACGTAATTCTTAATTAGACTCATAGTGAGATCGTAAGTATATTATTAATATATCATAGCAGATTGACAATAACATCATTTGTATACTATTATAAATATGAAGTTCACTTATCCTAAACATGAACCGCATTACTGAAAAAGACCTCAAGTATCAACTTGACAGGCTTAACAAATTAACTAACAACCCGACTGAAACTTGGGAGAATGGTAAACATACCATAGGTAATATCCATACAGTCGGACAATATAATTACACCTCAATCATGCAAACTGTTAATGATGGAGGAGGTACAAAAGATTTAGCTTCAGGTCTTACTAAACGTGAAGCGTACCAATGGTTAAAAGCTGCTATTACTGGAATTAATTTACAAGGAGGTAAAAACTAATGGGCTTAGATATGTATTTAGAAGGCTCTTTTAGTATAAGAGCCTACAATCAACCAACCGATCAAGATTACGCTGATATGCGAGAGGGAAAAAAGGTTACTGTTGAAAGATCATCAGCATTGGAAGATGCTTTGGACGCTATTGGTTTTCAATCCGCTCCAATAGAACATCAGTATAATCATTTAACTTATGTTTTTCCTATCATTACATGGAGAAAAGCTAATGCGATACATAAGTTTTTCGTTGACGAAGTTCAGAAGGGAAATGACAACTGCGAACGTCATTATGTATCAAGAGATAAGCTCCAAGAGTTGTTAGATCGTATTACTACGATTCTTGATATAAAGACTCCAGTAGCCAGAGAAATGAAGGCTGAAGAACTTTTACCAACTGACATTGAAGGTTGTTTCTTTGGTACAAAAGAATATGACGATTGGTATTACAAAGATTTAGAAGATACTAAAAAAACTCTTGAAAAAGTCTTTGAATACGAAGAAAATGCAGAAGCAGGAAAATGTTTTGATAGCTTTTATTATCAATCATCTTGGTAAAAATTATGAAAATTGACATTTATTCTCTTTTACCTGACAACGTAAAAGATTTTATCGCTGACGAAATTTCTGAAGCACTTGTAAAAAACGGGCATGATAATTCCATAGTCTTATGGGATATATCATGCGAACTACCAGAGGAGGTTTAAATTATGTCCCACCCAGTAAATGATGAAATTCTTGAAAACTTATACGAAGAAGTTAAAGAAGAATTTCCTAATGCGTTAGAACCTTTTGTTATCGCAGAAGTACAAAAACGATTCGAGGAGATGAGTTTATGATTTACTATCACTTATCAGGAAACTGCATGGAAGAAAATTTTGAAACTTATCTTCCATTGATTGAAGGTTGTACCGAGCATTTTTATGTTCAATTTTCAAAAGAACAATCAATAGAAAGACTAAAACTAATTTTTATTGATATGTATAAAGCTAAACATGAAGATACAGAAAAAGGACATATTTATTTAGAAAACATAACTAAGTCTAATTATCCAATGGAGATCATAAATTTTAAGGAGGAAGAAGATTAATGAACATAACAGAATCAAGGGACGAAGCATTTGAGGCCATAGCTGAGATGCTACGTTCCAATGTAAAGAAAACTAAGATAGCTAGTCAGTTAGCTGCTGACTACTGTGTTAGTGATAAAACAGTTTACAAATGGATCTCCAGAGTCGAAGAACTGTACGATATTACTCCGATAGAGTCAATTCTTCAGCAGCAGAAGGTAGAGCTAAAAACTGAGATATATCAAGATCTTATCAAAGACTACCATACTGCTAAAGATAATGATGATCAAGAGTTAAGGAGAAAAATTGGACATATTTTAAATAATACTTACCTTAAAAAAATTAATTTCAACTGAGAATTTCGCTAGCGAATTATGACTTACGACCCAAAAAACAAACAACCAAAAACTTACATCAAGAATCTTTATGATTTCGATCAGGTAAAGACTAAAGATCAATTTATTGAAGAAGTTTACGAAATAGCATTTGGTGATGATGCTATTAACAGAGATTACTCCATGCCTGAAGTTCTAGAAAGACTCATGGAGTTTTCAGATAATGCACTTAAATGGGAGGAAACAAATGGTTGATGCGAACCAGTATTATCTTGATGAATACATGAAACAACAAGATGCTATTCAAACTGCTGATGACTTTGAAAACTATTGTAAATCTCATGCAATAGAAATTGCTAAACACTTCAAAGTACATCCAGATTTAATTGATGACTTTGCAGAATGGTATCACGATTATATGTGTCAAAACCATGATTCATTTGAGCCTGATATTATTATGATTGATGATGATTATATTAAGGATTGGTGGGAATGTAATGGGGAAGATTTTGATGATTTTCCTTCCCCTTACGAATACTACGAACCAACAGATCAAGAAATGATGAGTTCATTCGGTACTAAATGGCATGATGGATTATGAACCGTAATAAAGAATATGAAATTAAAAGGGCATCTATTGATGATGCCTTTCTCTCTGGTGATATTGATTCGCTCCAATATACTAAACTATCTCTCGAATTGGATTTTTATTACGAAGATATTGTTAAACAAAAAATTTTTAAAGATAAATTAAATAACTATATACACGATAAAGATTAAACAGCTACTAACTGATCTTGTCGTACCATCTCTTGAAACTCTGCTACCTTTTCTTTAAATAATGCACCACAACCTATCAACTCCATAGCTGTTACCCAACGGAGTTGTAATCCATTTTTTCTTATTATACATACTAATCCTCTTTTTGCTCTCACTCCAGTTTTTTCATACAATCCCTCGTTATACGCTCCAATTTGTAATAAATGATCTTGTAAATATTTCTCTGGTTTATCCATATCTTTTCCATACGTTTTAAAATCTACTATCGTCAGTTCTGAATGACCATCAGGGTTTTCTGTATCTATTAAAGCGTCACATTGTCCTGCATATCCTGATGAATGGTTAATATTAAATTCACTAAGATGAATGGCTTTTATATCTTCTAAAAAGGGTTGTATATTTCTGGTGTACTCACTACACGCCCATTGTTCCTCGACTTTATTTTTTCCATGAATGGCGTTTTGTAATGCCCATGTTGTAATCGCTTGGCTAGGCCGTGCCAAACCATCTTCGTAAGTTTTCCAACCATTTCTTTTGTTCGCTGAGTTTATTGCTAGTATAGACGCTCTTTTTAATATTTTCTCGCAATATGAATGAACTGCCGTACCAATACTACAAGCTAAATCTCTTTGCTCTGTTGAACCTGGGCGTTTTGCCCATTTCATTAAAGCTGTTTTTTGCTCTAATGGTGCAGTATGTCTAAGAATTGATGTTACTGAATGATATTCTTTCTCTTCTTCATCTCGATAAACTCTATGCGTTCCAGAATCATCTCTTGTTAAAGATGAATGGCGTAAACTTGCTAATAAGTTTTGTTTTTCGCTTATCAGCGTCATAATTAATATTTCTCTCCTACTTGAATATACCATGAATGTTTTTAGTGTCCATCTACGTTAATTTAACTGCAATTTAGGTTGATAGTCTGTTTGTAATCCATAATCCTCTATGTATTTTTCTGGTGCACTTAAAATTCCTACAGCTACAAAAGCTCTTCTTTCATAAGGTGTATTTCCAATAATAATATAAGGATTTTTATAGTTATGAATGGTCTGAGTTAAATTTAAATCTCGACCCTGCCTTTCTGCCTCAATAATATCTCTTGCAATTAAAGTTTTTTCAAAGTTTTTCTCTTCTTTATTTTTAAACCAAATGTTTTTTTCTAATTTTTTACCTGTAATTTTATATACATATTCAGAATGATATAGACCATCTTGATTCATTTGCTTCTTTCTCTCTACTTCCTTAGGACAAATCTCTCTATATATTTTTAAAGATGATTTTCTAGGAATTAAAATACCAATACTTTTCTTGTCTTCATTCAATTTCTGCTCGCTATTATATTTAGAATAAGTACTTAAAATATTTTTATGGAGATCTTTTCTTTCTGTTGTATTTAATTTTATATGGTCAGTTCGTAAACTTAAATTGTTTATGCCCCAAGTTTCTTCTCTTGTATCTCCAGTAATAATATTTACCTTATCGCCCCAAAAAGAAAACTTCTCCCATCTTTTTAAAGGCTTTTCTTTTTTATAAAAAGGACAAGTAATTCTAATAAAAACATTATCTGTTAAATCCCAAATAATATTACATATATGAGGAGGAGTCTTTTTTCCTTCAATCACTCTAGCTTGAGCTATTACAACACAATTTTTAAAATATTTCGTCTGTTCCATCTGCTAATTTTTTTAAATAATCTCCATGACATCTTTCTGGATAACACCAACAACCTAAGACTTTTCCTTTGATGTCCATTAATTGTTGATGTAAACTAAGTTTTTTCTTGAAATAATACATATATGATTCACAAACTGTATCTCTATCTCCATCTTTCCCTAACTCATAAGGATTTCCCCATGCAGAATTACGATCTATTCTTTGAAAATGACCATTTTCTTTTGCCCAACTTATAAGAGCTTCATCTCCTCCATTTCTCATATTTGCTACAACTGTTCCTCCATCTTCTACTGTTGATCTACGTTCCAATTCATCTTGAGTCCACTTTTTTTCTTTTGTTAATTCTTTTGCTCTTAAAGTAATTTCTCCTGTTAACTTTCCTTTGTTTTCTCTGTCAGCTATTTCTGTCGCTTTTTCAAAAGTTTCTTTTAATAAATCAGGATTATCATTCAAAGAACCTAAAGGTCTTAAAACCCTAACGCTTAATTCTTCGTGCGTGCACGAAAGATCTAATTTATTTAAGGCCTCTTCTGTTTTAACAGCAGCTAATAAGTCATAAAAATTACTAGCACTCATATTTTTAAACTCTTTATCGCAACATTCTTCAAAAGATTTATAACCTAAAGCTTTCCAGCCTTCTCTATTTTTAAACATAAGAAGTTTTTGACGTATAGAATTTACATCATTTTTGATTTCGTGAATAAGACTTAGTGCTTCATCTTTATTCATTAAATCTTGAAAGTTCTGAGAACTAATTGTCATAATTATCAGATTTTTTACTCTTTAACTAAGTGAATTTCGGGTGCTTCTTTCATTTTATTTGCTTCTTCTACAGCCTTATCTATTACAGGTGCAAACATATCATCTATAGCCCTTCTTATCATTGAAGAAATAGAAATTCCAGGGCGAGAGTATTTTTTTAATAAACCATACTGAGATTTTGTTATTTGAATGGAAATTCTATGTAATGAATGGTCTTCTGATAAAAGTTCAGGTAAAGGCATTAGCATAATTATAAGTGATAGCATCATTATTACATAATATATATGCTTTTGCAATGATATATTTACATAAAAAAACTGCCAGAGTGTTGGTCTGACAGTTAATCTTTTTACTTTCCTTTATTATTATCCCCCGAAAGGATCTTCATATGAAAGAAGTTTCTTTAAATCGAAACCTTTTGACTTAACTTTTTCCCAAGCTGCTTCTAATTCAGGTTGATCGTCTTCATCTTGTGGTTCGATTTGAACATCATAATTCCAACGTCCTCCTTCTCTGTCTAATGAAAGCGAAAGATCCCATGCCATAAGATTTTTATACTTTCTATTCAAAGATAGTTTTCTTATTTTGCTTAAGATTTGATATTGGTCAGCTTCTAAAATACGAACCATTTTATTTTTATAGTCGTAAATAGGCCAAACATAAGTTTCTTTAGCTTCTGCTGGTTCTGTACTTTGGAATTTTGTTCCTCTTGTATAAGAACCTCCCATCTCTGTTAAGATTTCCTCTTCACTTGGTTTGTCAATAAATCGAAACGATTTACCTTTCTCTCCATGCACAGATTCACCATAAATCTTCCAAAAGATTAGGGGATCTTCTTCCAATAATGCGAAAGAAACTGGTTCTTTTGGATCTACTTTTGATGGGTTTAAATATGAAGAAACAAGTGGACGATCCCCCTGCTCTTCTGCTTTTTTGACTTTTTCTTCAAAAGTGGCTGAAAATTTCATAAGGTTGAAATTGTTAAATAGCGTTTGTAATCAATGGGCAAAATATTTTTTGCACAATCTCATTGTAATAGCTTGACCCTGAATTGTAAATAGCCTAAACTAAGAAAACCTCCGAAGTCTGTTCAATTACGAAACAGAAGTTCAGAGGTTTCACTTATCCTATTAGAATGATACATGACTATTATTAATTTCGTCAAGACCCTTCCTGAAAATTTAGTTTATGCTCCGATATATAAAAAAGATTCTTTAATGAAATCAGGCCGAAAGGCTACTGGTAAAAACCCTTTAGAAGAATCATGGGAAAGAGATTTTGATAGACATGACTTACAACTGGCAATAGAAAAGAACCCTGACCTTCAGGCTGTTGGGATATATACAGGAATAAGAGGTAAAGGTATCGTAATTCTTGATATTGATAAAGATCATTCAGTATTGAAGAAAAAATGGGCTAAGACCCTTGTAGGTGCTCCTAGAATCACTTCTACCAAGAAAGATGCAGCAAAGTACCTCTTTAGCGTTCCAGAAGCTCTATGGGGTGAAGTGAAGGGTCATGGTCTTCGTAAGGAAGAAGGTGGTAATTATGAAATACTTTGGGGAAGAAGGCAGGGTGTTATATATGGTGCTTACCCTGGTGGACATAGTTCTGAAGAAGGTTCATATACACTAACTGGAAACCTTTCTAACATTCCCACTGCTCCTGCTTGGTTGATAGCAGAGATGAAAGCTCCTCCCAAGCCTGTTCAAAATAAAAAAGATTTAGATTTTAGTGATAGAACCGAAGATGAAATAGCTCAGATAATACATGAATGTCTTTCTGTTATTTCTCATCAAGGACTTGGGAGTAGAGAACATTGGATAAGAGTTGGAATGGCTATTCATTCTGCTTTACCTAGTGATCTTGGGTTATCTTTATGGTCTTTCTGGTCAGCACAAGATCCTGATTTTGCTAAAGAATGGGAAGACGCTGGTGATTATGACACTCCCTGCACAACCGCTTGGTATTCATTTAAAGGCGGTGGCATTGGTTTAGGAACTCTTATCTGGTTAGCTGACAGAGAAGATCCCGAAAGACATAGATTCTCGGCTGAAAACAAAAAAATTGTTAAACAGGCAGAAGAAAAACAAATTCAAGAAGTTAGAACTTCTACTCTTGATTTTGATGAAGTTATAAAACGTGCCAAAAAAATCCTTGATCTTGATAACCCTGCTGAGATGAATTACAAGTTGAATACTTTGGCATTGAAGTCTGGTTATAGAGATCAATCTTCTTTAGAAAAACTTATTGTCGATCAGATCCAATATGAAAGCCAAAAAGGTATTCTTGATTTAGCAGATCTTTATGCTTTAGACATTCAGAGAGAATACTTGATTCCTGATATTCTTCCCACTCCTTCAGTCGTTTTGATTTACGGTGCTGGTGGTGATGGTAAATCCATGAGTGCTTGGACTATGGCAAGACATATTGCTACTGGTTCTCCTTTCCTTGTTAGAGGTAGTGAAGTTCCTGTAGAACAGGGCACAGTTCTTTTACTTAATGGAGATCAACCTCTTACTCAGTTAAAAGAACAATTAGAAGAAGTTAATATCCCTTTAGATAGCAAAGTGAAAATTCAAACAGATTGGCAGCTTCAGAGATATGCTCAATTTATAAAACTAATGAATCAATACGAACCAAAATTAGTTGTTATTGATTCACTTATTGGTTGCAGTGGTGGTAGAGCCTTTGATGAAAACAAATCAGATTTTGCTCAACCTCTTTATTGGTTAACTAGAAACAATGGTGTTCTTTTTCCTAAAACAACTATTTTGATTATTCATCACGCTAATAAAAATGGTGGGTTTAGAGGTACTTCTGCTATCAGAGATGCGGTTGATGAAACTTGGAAACTATCTAAACCAACTCAAGAACAGGCTAATAAGGTTGGACGTTCCAGTAGATTTATTACTATTGAAAAATCTAGGTCTGGAAGAATGGGAACTCAGATGATTATGAAGATGAAAGAAGATCTTACTTTCTCTATTGAAGATTTTACTCCTGAAGTTTCTAACGACCCTTCTTCTCCTACTACCGTTCAAGATAAAGTTCTTCAAAAATTACGT